ATCTAACAAGAGTGTAGATGGCAACTGACGATCAACACCCAGGACTTCATGGCCTGCATCACGCAGTTTAAGAACAGTTTCGCCGCCAATAAATCCTGCACCGCCTGTTACTAATACTCTCATTCCTTGATCTTTCTCACGTGATACTTGGCCTGACTCACATGGTCACGATAGCGATTGCCAGCACGATTCCAAGACTCACCCGAACCTTCTAAGATATCTACAATACGATCAACAGTACCATCGGTCCAGTCTGAAATCAAGCCCATGTTGTGATGTGGTGCTGTTAACAGGTTTTCCAACTTGTGATAAGCATCATCTATCGACCAAGGCACGTAGAGCCTGTTAGGGTCATCTGCAAAAGTTTCAGGGAAGCTACGATAAGCAGGATATAAAACATTCGATCCAAGCGTATCTGCTTCGGACACAGTGTTGCTGACCCAGTCTTGTAAAGCGCAATTGAACAGCACACGAGTATCGTTAAGCAGAGCGTAGTAATCATTTTTCTTTAGGTTCTCATAAATCTTAAGTTTACCTTCACGCTCGAGTTGACGAGCACGATCAATGTACTTAGCGTTATTACTACGCAAAGGACCTCCTTGAAAAATAGCAAACTCAATGTCTTTATGCCGTCCTTGACTGTAATACATATCAATCAAGTCCATAAAGAAATCTGGTTGTTTTTCTTGGTCAAATCTAGCGGCAAAGCCCACACGCATTTTTCGTTGGTCAAACGGTTTAATATTGGCCACACCACTTATGCGTTCTAAAACTTCTTGTTTGCCAAACGCCAGACCTGAAATATTGTAGATTGGCGCTGACCAGCCGGCAATACGCATATGAGCCACCATCTCTTCATTGGTGGCTAAGACACCGCTAACAAAGCAATTGACCATTTTTTCATATGTCGACATCCACTCCGCCATGCCCCACACATGAACAAAATCGTCAGGGTCGATAGCCTGTGCAAGGCAACGCACAAACACACGAGGACGCTGGCTAGGATCGACTTGATCAAGAATATAAGGTAAGCTCTCGATACCGACGGTAAACATATCTTCAAAATAGATAACATCTTCATTTGTAACTTCTCCATTTCTCATCATCTTGACAAGATTCATCATTTGACTCATACTAAAATATGAGCGACCGTGAGCATCTAACACCTGCCCTACAGAAATAGCATTAGTGTCATCTAAGGTTTCACCTTCTATATACACTACATCTAATCCTCGGCGATCAAAAACACGCTTATTCCACTCAGTGAGTTGTAGTGTATAGCGTGAATTATAGGATTCAAGTCCTACATAAAAGAGTTTTCTCATTAATTTTTCCTTGTATGATTTATTGTAGCATATTTAGACAATATACACAAGATGTTTTGATAAATAAAAGTGCCGATCGCGATATTGGAGTATCCACCGGCTCTAACAGTTGAAAAGGAACCATCAGCGTGAATATTTATACAGCGGTAGATCGCACCCCATATACTTACATCATTACTCACATACCTTCTGGTTTGCGTTATTACGGGTCCAGATATAGTAAACATTGTCAACCCACGGATCTTTGGGTAAAGTATTTTACCTCGTCTCAAAAGGTCAAAGAACTTATTACACAAGACGGCATTGATGCTTTTACAGTTAGTATCCGTAAAACTTTTACTACAGTTTCTGAATGTAGAGAATGGGAATCTAGATTCCTCCATAAGATAGACGCAAGATCTAATCTTATGTGGATCAATGCTCATAACGGCGGGTCTAATTTTTATAACATTGCTCCTGCGTCTGACATCACAAAACAGCGTATGTCTAAAGTTAGATTAGGCATGCCCAAATCAGAATCTATGAAATTTAATGCCATGTGGTATTATGAATTAAAGTTTGCTGACGGAACTGTTGAATATATCAAAGGTAAGGTAAATGTTCTTACGCGATTAGAACGAAAAGACTGGGAAAATATTCGCGTCTGTATACAAAAGAAGAATGGCATTATACCGCGAGCTAATGCTACCATTCGTCGTATGCCTAGATCATTTACTCCTACCTTTTAAAGCATCAGCTAAATCAAGCATCGCTTTTCTAAAATCATCATCTGTTTCTACTTCTCGTTGCTTCCAAAAGATACGGCCAGTAGGATCAATTCTAATGATTTCCGTTGCGTCTGTATCTCGAACAGTAATAATATCGGGTTTACGAACCTCAATCTTACCAGATGGCGTATTACGCACGGCGATATCCTGAGAATCTACGACCATCTTCTTCCCACATGTTCTTGGCATTTTTGCCTTGAGTAAATTTGTTGTACTGTTGCCAGGCATAAGCACGGAAGTTATACAGGTCCTCTTCGCGATATCTGTAGCCATAATTGCGACAAAATTCCAAATAGTTAGACAGGTCTTCTAATGCCTGAAGAGCTCTAGGGTTTACACGATGTTGGGGTTTACCCATGATAGTTCCTTTTAAATTACAATTGATGATAAATAACAATGATAGAGAGATAATTTATGCCTAAACTAACTAACCCTACCTCTAATGATACTTGTTTTTTGTGCGGAAAGCAAGCACATTGGATAAGTTTCAACTCCAAACAACTTCGATGCGTTGAGAAGATCACTCAATGTTCTGGACACGCTAAAAAAGCCGAATCTTCTCGACAGAAAAATATAACCAAAGAACAACGACGGGCCCATATGAAACAAATGAGTGATAAGGGCAATAAACGACTCGCTGAACTTCATACAGATGAGCAATGGCGTCGAACTAAGGGCAATAATGTTTCTAAGGCCAAATCTACTATACCTGCTGAACAACAATCCAACTGGATTATTTACGAAGGTATCGTCGATCGCGTTACAAGAGAAAGTTGGATATATCATAATAATAAAATTAATCCTGATAACTTGCCGAGAGGCCGCGAGTATGAACTAGATCACAAATACAGCAAACATCAAGGTTTCTTAAATAATGTTCCGCCTGAAGTAATAGGACATTATTCAAACTTACAAATGATTCCACGGCATTCTAATCGTAAAAAATATAATAAATGTTCTGTTACCATTGATCAATTATATGAAGGAATCAAATAATAATTGACTGCGATGGGCGTGTAAGATTGTATTCGATAACACATCCACATTCGCCATCCTCGCTTACACTGATCTTCATGTTTCGCCCAGGGTATCTGTTAGCTAGTTGTAGATATAAATCATCAGCAAGCATCTCTACACTTTTTGAATCAATTTCAATTGTGTTCTCAAACAAAGATTCGCAATAAGTTAAAACTTGGTGAAATTCCAGCTCACGATCGTTATGAAATATTTCTATTTGAACATTAAATTTAAACAAGTGTCTGTGTCTTGCGGCAAGATATGACACATCATATTCTCCTGCAGAACATAGTTGTGGGTCAGTTCCTGCAGCCGGATATCTATGAAACCCAACCTTTTGAAAATTTACATATATCCACCGTTGTGCCGCCTGCATTACTCGTTCTACTGTTTCTCTTTGTTCCTGTATCATTTTTGTAATAGTTCCATGGTTACGATTTTGCCAATTGATTCGGATAAGTTTTCTTCAGGTGTTACAATGTGTAGTTTGACGCGGTGATCATCTTTTTTATGATCATAGTAGCGTGTTTCAATCACTGTGCCACCGTTGACCTGTTGCACTTTGAACGTGATAGGATCTGGAAGATCAATACCACTGGCTGAACAGTCTTCTTCGTCGTCGAAGCTACTCAAGCGATTAGTGCCAAGCCTGCTCGATACTTTTATTTCGGCATGCCCGCCTACCAAGAGGTTGAGCAGACGTTGTCTTAGCCAGTTTTTCATTATAATCCTTTATTATTCTTTAATGTAATAACTTACACCAACCTGGTCTGAATAACAGATATGATGCAAATTGTATGTTTGATTAAATTTTCCAGATTGCAGTTCGTTTAATAATCTAGGAACTCCACCATTCTCTTCGTTGATTTCTTTGCTATCATGAAATGCTACCATTCCGCCCGGAGCTACCAGCGGAGCATATAATAACCAATCAGCCAATACTGCTTTGTAACTGTGCCCGCCATCAATAAACAAAAAATCAATGCTGTCATAATTATCATAGACTTTGGCCACAGAAACTGGATCTTGTGACGATCCTATGACAAATTCTGATTTTTCATCCAACACCCATTTTTTATAAAATTTAAGAGTGTTTTCAGCAAATCGATTTACTCGTTCGTGACTTTGTTCGATAGTTACAATTTTTGAAAATAATCCGCGCCAAAATAAATGACTAGATCCGTAGTG